CATAAACTATCGTGGTTACATCAGATACGGCGTCTTCAATAGATGCGATTGTGAGCGTACTGGAGCAGACCTAATGGCGGCTCAGGTATAGTAATCATAAGGTATAAGTATCGATGACACATTTTGCAAAAGTAGAAAATGGGATTGTTACGCAAGTTATCGTTGCGGAACAGGATTTTGTGGATACACAAGAAGGCACTTGGGTGCAGACCTCCTACAACACGCGGGGTGGAGTTCACTACAGCCCTGAGACTGGTGAACCGGATGGCGGGGTAGCACTGCGGAAGAACTACGCTGGTATTGGCGATACATACGATTCCGCGAGGGATGCCTTTATACCGATACAGCCGTACCCAAGCTGGGTGTTGAACGAAGATACTTGCTCGTGGGATTCCCCTGTACCTTATCCGACAGACGGAAAACTCTATGATTGGAACGAAGACACCCAGCAGTGGGATGAGATTACCCAGCCCTAACGAGATACGATAATGGCCTATATAGGAAATCAGCCTGTCCCACAGGCTACGCAGACCAGAGACAGCTTTACCGCTACTGCAAGCCAAACTACGTTTACTACGTCTGGTGGGTATTCTATTGGGTACATAGACGTATTCATGAACGGCGTGAAGCTGGCTAATGCGGACTTCGCTGCTTCTGACGGCAATACCGTGGTTCTTGCTTCGGGTGCGGCGGCTGGTGACATAATTGATATTATTGCTTACGACACATTTGTAGTAGCGCAGAATACTTATACTCGCTCGACTTTCACAGCTACAGCGGCCCAGACTACTTTCTCTGTTAATTATACCGTTAACTTCATCGATGTCTTCATGAACGGTGTTAAGTTAATTGTCGGCACTGACGTTACAGCAACCAGCGGCTCAGAGATTGTATTGGCTTCGGGTGCGGCGGCTGGCGATATAATAGAGACAATAGCGTACGGGACATTCTCGGTAGCAGGTACCCTAGCGCCTTCCGACATCGGTGTAACCGTACAAGCCTACGATGCTGACACCACAAAGAATGACGTAGCAAACACGTTCACCGCAGACCAGACAATCAGTGCGGAACTCATAGCAGATAGCTATAACGAGTCTTATAACGCAGTTACATCCACATCTAATGCGACCACTGTTGACTGCGAGACAGGTAACGTCTTTAGCCACACCCTGACTGAAAACACCACCTTCACCTTTAGCAATCCCCCGGCATCTGGGACAGCCTATGCTTTTTCTTTGCGGGTTGTGCAGGACGCTAGTGCGTCAGGATACACGGTCACATGGCCCGGTGCGGTTGATTGGCCTTCTGCTACAGCCCCTACGCTTACCGCCACCGCAGACGCGGTTGATTGGTTTGTTTTTTCTACCGTTGACGGTGGAACAACTTGGTATGGATTTACTTCGGGACAGGCGCTCGCATAATGAGTAACTATACTAAGTTAATGCAACAAGCCGCCGCTGGTATTGGTGGCGGTTTCTACCCGTACACGGTAGATTATTCTGCGCGGTTTAATGACGATGATTCTGCTTATCTTAGTAGAACGCCATCTGCGGGAAACTCCAAAACATTTACGATTTCTTATTGGATGAAGGTTGCCAGTCCCACTCCAGTTGATTTTATGCTTGCCGCACGGAACAGTTCTGGTGGGGCTTTTTTCTCTATTAAGTACCAAACAAACGGTGCGTTACAATTAAACGACTCACAAAACTCAGATGCGCTAAATTTAATAAGCAATGCACTCCACAGAGATGTATCTTCTTGGTATCACATTGTTGTTGCTATGGATACAACACAAGCAACATCGTCTGATAGGTGTAAGATATATGTAAATGGGGTGCAAATAACAAGTTTCTCAACATCCTCATACCCCGCACAAAACGCTAACATGATTTGGAATACTGCTGTTGGGCACTACATAAATTGCACTGTGGATGGTAGTGGTAATCCAACTTCGCTTTGGGATGGATATTACTCACAAGTGTCCCATGTAGACGGTCAAGCACTAGACCCTACATCGTTCGGTAAATTTAAAAACGGTGTCTGGGTTCCTAAAAGACCATCTGTAACTTACGGCACCAACGGCTTCTACTTAGACTTCGCAGACTCATCCAATCTGGGTAACGATGTCAGTGGCAACAACAATGACTTCACATCTTCAGGGCTGACAAGTTCTGACCAGATGATTGATACGTCTACGAATAACTTCTGTACCTTAAATCCACTAGACGGAGTGGCAACTGCTGAAGGAAACCTACAACAGCCAGCACGTTCTTCTTCTTGGGCAACTTGTCAGTCAACTATGGCCTTCCCAAAAACAGGCAAGTGGTATTGGGAAGCAGGTGTATTTGGGAGTGGCACATCTGACGTTGGCTCTATAGGTATATCTGCTGACCCAGCAAGTTCTTATGTCGGAAGTACCACTAACGGTTATGGTTATGTTGGGGCAAATGGGAATATTTATGTGTCGGGGGCGGCTACTGCATACGGAGCGACCTATGGTGCGAACGATATAATAGGAATACTTTTTGATGCGGATAATGGAGACTTAACCTTCTATAAAAATGGTACAAGTCAGGGTGTGGCTGAATCAGGTTTAGATACTAGCATTGATTACAGACCCGCTGTTTCACAATATAACGCCTATGTAACCAACGTAAACTTTGGACAAAACGGAACATTCAACGGTGCTGTAACAGCCGGAGGCAACTCAGACGCTAACGGCATAGGTGACTTTAAATACACAGTACCAACAGACGCACTAGCACTCTGCACAGCCAACCTCGCAGAACCTACCATCGGGCCTAACATAGACGAAAACTCTTCAGGCACAACGTCTGATGAGAACTTCGCTCCTGTACTCTACACAGGCAACGGCACAGCTATCGGTAGCGGTGGCAAGACCATCTCTGACTTGGTGTTCCAGCCTGACTTTGTATGGATTAAGAACAGGGACGCGGCTGACAACCACATGATGTTTGATGCTGTGCGTGCTGCCACTAAGTATCTGTCGTCCGACACGACTACTGCGGAAACAACAGACACGGAATCACTGACATCCTTTGCTTCTACCGGATTTACGCTTGGTAATAACGTAGCAGTAAATACCAACGCTGAAGACTATGTAGCTTGGAACTGGAAAGGCAACGGCTCTGGTGTATCTAATACAGACGGAACCATAACATCTACTGTCTCTGCTAATCAGGATGCTGGGTTTAGTATTGTTACTTATACCGGGAATGGCACGGCGGACAGCACAATCGGTCATGGATTAAACGCCAAGCCAAAGCTGATACTCGTCAAAAACATAAGTTCAGCAACTGATTGGATGGTATACAGCGAAGATTGCACAAAAGATTACTACTTAGTATTAAATACCACTGATGCACAAGTATCAGCTTCTAATTTCTGGGGCGGAACAGGCCCAACAACATCTACATTTCAGGTTGGGGCACCTCCCCCTGCTGGGTATATGACGAAAGGTTCGACTTCATATATGTCTATTGGCGGTTCTGGCACACAAGCAAGCCCTTATTCCGGTAATTCAACGAACCATGCACATAGCACACAAGGGGTTGCTAACTTTGCTGTCGCAGGGGGAGCAGGCGTTCTTTACTGGAAAGTAACTGTTAGTTCGGAGGCGAGTTACGACTTTGCTAGACTTTATGTTGATGGATCGCTGAAAGTTAATATCTCAGGAAGTACGTCCAGAGCTTCCTCACAAGCTGTCAATAGCGGGTCTAGTGTACAGTTTCGATATTACAAAGACGGTTCTGTGTCGTCTGGCGCGGATACGGGATATTTGAACTATTTATATTTAGTTCCAAGCAGTTCAGGGAAAGGAGCGAATGACAATGGCGATAACTATGTGGCCTACTGTTTTGCAGAAGTTGAATCTTTCAGTTCCTTCGGGAAATTCACCGGGAACGGCTCGGCTGACGGCCCCTTTGTCTACACAGGTTTCAGACCTGCTTTTATTATGGTTAAGAGAACTGATGCTTCAAGTGACTGGGTTCTTTGGGATGAAAAACGTGACCCTTATAACTATATGGGCAGGGAACTACAACCAGATAAAAGTGACGCTGAATTATCTTTAAGCGAAGACCTTGACTTTTTATCTAACGGCTTCAAGCTAAGAGGGTCTGGTACAAATTTTAACGGATCAGGCGGCACATACATTTACATGGCATTCGCAGAAAATCCTTTCAAATACGCAAACGCAAGGTAAACGACAATGAGTTTAGCAAGAGACTTGGCAGACAGCCTATTTACAAAAGTAACAACCTTTGACTCTGGCGTTATTGAGGAATTTACGGCCGTTACTTCTACCAGCAACGCGACCACTTGCGATATGCAGGACGGTACGAACTTCTCTCACACACTGACAGAGAACACCACGTTTACCTTTAGCAACCCGGCTTCAAGCGGTAAGGTGACTAGCTTTACTCTCAAGATCATACAGGACGCTAGTGCCTCCGGGTACACTGTGACATGGCCTGCTTCGGTAGATTGGCCTTCTGCTACTGCACCTACACTGACAGCCACAGCGTCAGCCGTAGACTACTTTGTGTTTTTAACTAGCGATGGCGGTACTACTTGGTACGGCTTCACTGCTGGACAGGCGATGGCGTAATGACTAGTTCTAAGAATTTAATACAAGCCGCCGCTGGTGTTGGCGGTGGTGACTTCTATCCATATACGGTGGATTACTCTGCGCGGTTTAACCAAGCAGACGATCCTTACCTTTATCGGACTTTAAGCACTACATATTCTACATACACATTTTCTGCATGGGTAAAATTAACAGCACTGTTTGTAGACTACGCATATTTATTTTCTAGTTGTGCCGGAAGCACTCAAAAGGGTGGAGTTGCATTAAACCCATCAGGCAATTTTTATATGTTTAAATACTCTGGTTCTACTTCAACATCAATAGAATCGGCTATAAGGCGTGACCCTTCAGCTTGGTATCATGTAGTAATGAAAGTTTCGTCTGGGACTGCTTCGCTACACATTAATGGAGTACAGGTGTTGAGTGGATTTTCTGCTAACTCCCTTCAAACAGGAACAAACCAAACTATTGTAGGTGCTTTTAACGATGGATCGTTAGCCTATCACTGGGACGGGTATATGAGTGAAGTTGCTCTTATTACTGGCACAGCCTACGACCCGACAGATTTTGCAGAAGATAAAAATGGCGTTTGGGTTCCAAAAGATATTTCTGGTCTGACCTTTGGCACAGACGGCTTTTACTTAGACTTCTCCAACTCTGCCGCACTCGGCACAGACGTATCAGGCAACGGTAACAATTTAACATCTTCAGGGCTGACAAGTTCTGACCAGATGATTGATACGCCTACGTCAAATCATGCAACGTGGAACCCTTTAAAGTTTAGAAGCACATCTCTAAAGGCTGTCTTAGCAGAAGGTAATCTAAAAGCTACTTTTGACGATACAGGTTCTATTGAATATGCCTATGGCACTATGGCTGTTACAAGCGGTAAGTGGTATTGGGAGCATACTTGTAATGCAGTAGGCGGTGAGCAGTATATTGGTGTTGTCGGTGCTAACGTAGGAGAAGGAAACCCATCTGACTCAAGACACTACAGAAACAACGGAAATAAATACTTGGACGGTGGTTCTGCTACAGCTTACGGAGCAACGTGGACAACTGGCGATATTATGGGTTGTGAGTTGGACATGGACAACGGGACGATTGAGTTTTTCAAGAATGGCTCTAGTCAGGGCGTTGCTTACACAGACCTCCTTACTGCTATGCCGGATGGTGGGTGGGCTATCATGGCAGGTGGCTATAACAACTCAGCCTGTACTATTCATACTAGCTCAGACAAGTGGACTTACACGCCAAGCACAAACTTTGTAGCTATGTCCACAGCTAACTTACCAGAACCCACAATCGGGCCGAATAGTGCTGCAACGTCTGATGAGAACTTTAATACTGTTTTGTATACAGGTAATGGTACTAGCCAAAATGTAACAGGCTTTGGCTTTGACCCTGATATGGTTTGGCATAAAGCAAGGTCTGTAGCATATAGCCACAGTATTGTTGATGTAATCCGTGGTGACAGCAATGTTATATTTACAAATACAACTGATGCAGAACAGAACCCCGGTGCGCAACTTGATTTAATTGCAGACGGAGCAACTGTAACTTACAGGTCTGCTAATCTTTCTAATAACCAGTCTGGATCAACCTACGTCATTTGGGGTTGGAAAGCCAACGGCTCTGGTGTATCCAACACAGACGGAACTACAACTTCTACTGTATCAGCTAATACTGATGCTGGGTTTAGTATTGGTACTTACACTGCGCCAATATCATCTGCGTTTACTGTAGGTCATGGATTAACGGCTACTCCTGATATGGTTATTATTAAAGCCTATTCAGACGCATACATCTGGTCTGTCATGCACATTGGAGCAGGTAATTTAACCAGTCGTTTACAGCTTTCAACTACAGCAGCAGCCCAAACAGGTATATTTACTGCACCTACGTCAAGTGTGATTAACCTTCCAGCATCTTATGGTGATGGTGCAGATTATTTATTCTATGCGTTTCACTCCGTTGAAGGCTTCAGCAAGTTCGGCTCCTACACTGGGAACGGTTCAACAGATGGCCCCTTCATTTTCACAGGTATGCGTCCTGCTTGGTTGATTACTAAGAGAATTGACTCAACAAGTAGCTGGTATGTATGGGATGCGGTGAGAGATGCTTATAATCCAATAGGCACCTATCTTGTGGCAAACGTAGCGCAAACAGAGCAGTCACTTTCGACAGGGTACTTTGATTTTCTTTCTAACGGCTTTAAATTAAGAGATACATCAACGGAAATAAACGCATCAGGTGGCACATACATTTACATAGCATTCGCAGAAAACCCATTCAAATATTCAAACGCAAGGTAAACGACAATGAGATACTATGACATAACCAACGCTACTATTGTCAGCGAGAGACAGATTCTCAAGGCTAACCCGAACACCAGCTTTGCTTTGCCCCTGAGTGATGCGGCTTTGGCTGGCCTGAACATGGCTAAACTGCTAGAAGACCCACGCCCCAGCTACGATGCAGAAACTCAGACTGTCATCGAAGGTGCTGTTGAGGAGCGCAGTGGTTCGTACTACCAGACTTTCAGCGTCCTTGACCGCAGTGCTGATGCCATTGCAAACGATCTGGCTAACAAGAAGGCACAAGTTCGCGCACAGCGTAACGCACGACTGGCTGAGACTGACTGGGCCATGATGCCGGACTCCCCGCTTATTGATTACGACAAGGGCTTGATGGCAAGCTACCGCGCTGCTTTGCGTGATGTCCCGGCACAGGATGGGTTCCCGAACAACCCGCTACCCGAAGGCCCAGACCAGCAGTGGTATGATTCGTGGACATACAACTCTACCGACTTTGTCTGGGAAGCACCTCTGCCCAAGCCGGATGGCAAGGCTGTATGGGATGAAGACGCGTACCAAGAAGACAACACAACTGGTTGGATAACCATCTAAAATGCCTGTAGCCGAAATAGCCATCCTCATTGGAGGAGCCACAAAAGCCTTCAACATGTGTAAGGCCGCTGTTTCGGCTGGGCGCGATTTAGAGGATATGGGGGCGTATTTCACCAAGTTTTTTGATGCGAAAACAGCAATTGACGAAGCCGCCATCCACAATCAAAACGGTAGTAAACTACTGCGGGGAAAGTCAGTAGAGGCTGAGGCAATGGAAATCATGCTGGCTCGGAAGAAGTACGAGGACATGGAAAAGCAGTTGCGGGAACTTTGTATGTACACAGTAGGAGCAGAGTTCTATCAAGAGATGCTCCGCGAACGCTCCCGCATACGGCAGCAGAGACTGACCAGAGCCAGAGAACAAGCGGCGCGTAACAGACTTATTCGTGATGGGGCTATTTTAACTGGCTTGACGGGCTGTATAATAGGGCTTATCGGGTGGTTTGTAAGAGCAGCATAAAATGACCGAACAAGAGATAGAGGTATTGATTGACAGAGCCGCTAAAGAAGGCGCTAAACAAGCACTTCGGGACATCGGCCTGTCTGACTCTGACGCCTACGATGATGTCAAAGAATTACGGTCTTTACTGGAGACTTGGCGGGATACGAAGCGCACAGTGGGGCAGACCATAGCTAGAATGGTTACTACGGCACTTCTGACAGTATTAGCGGCAGGTGTATGGATGAACTGGGGCGGCGGTAAATAGCGTTCTTAGATGGTGAAAATATGATTATATTCAAGAAGATAGGTGAGTATTGCAGGACTTATATGGTGGGTTCCACCGTTGAGCAACTTGGCATGACCGTGAGTGTCGTTGCACTGGCTATGATTGTACTGGCTATCCTATGAAATTTGACAAGTTAAAAGGACTTATTGGCGGTATTGCACCCACCATCGGTACGGCTATGGGTGGCCCTCTGGGCGGCATGGCGGCTCAGGTCTTGGCGGGGGTACTTGGTTGTGAACCGACCCCACAGGCTATTGAGACGGCGTTTGAGACGGTCACCCCGGAACAGCTTGCGGAGATCAAGAAGGCCGAGTTGAAGTTCGAGGCCAAGATGAAGGAACTCGACGTTGACTTGTTCGCGTTGGAAACCAAGGACAAGCAGGACGCCCGTAAGCACTTCAGTAAGGATTGGACGGCAAAGTCTATCGGCCTGATCATGGTGCTTTTCTTTTGCGGTTATATTGCAATGATTACTATATTGCCACCCGAACAGAACTCGATGGAACTGATTAACCTTGTCCTCGGCTATATGGGTGGGCTGGTGTCCGCCGTTATTAGCTTTTACTTTGGGGCTTCATCTTCAGACAATGGAAAAACTGATTGAACTACTGCGCCGACATGAGGGCGTAGAAAAACACGTTTACCTAGATACCGAAGGTCTTGAGACTATTGGCGTAGGTAGAAATGTTTCAAAAACAGGTTTGGGTTTGTCTGACGATGAGGTAAACTACCTGTTACAGAACGATATTTCCCGCGTAATCAAAGAGTTAAGCGGTGCATTTCCTTGGTTTTCTGGGCTTAATGAAGCCCGTAAAGATGCCATGATTTCGTTAGGATTCAACCTTGGTTTGCCAAGATTGCTACAGTTTAAAAACGCTTTAGAATCAATGAGTTCTGGCGATTTTGAGTCTGCCGCCGAGCATTTTTTAGACAGCAGATGGGCGACGCAAGTTAAAGGTAGGGCTATCGAACTGACTGACATGATTAGGTCTGGGGAATATGCCGGTACAAAAAATCCAGTTTAAGCCCGGGGTCAACCGGGAAACTACCCGCTACAATGCCGAAGGTACATGGTATGAGACGGACAAAATCCGTTTCCGCTTTGGCGCACCCCAGAAAATTGGCGGGTGGGAGCGTATCTCCGCTGATACATACTTAGGTGTATGCCGGTCTATGTTCAACTGGGCTACTCTGGGCGGACAAAACTTAGTGTCGGTTGGCACTAACATCAAATACTACATAGAGCGCGGCGGCGCGTACTACGATTCAACCCCCTACCGCCTTATTTCCGGTGTCGGAGATGCAACATTCGCCGCTGTTAATGGCGACGCTACTATTACTGTAACCGAAGTAGACCACGGGGCTAGTGCTGGTGATTACGTGACTTTCTCCGGGGCGGTTTCTTTAGGCGGTAACATTACTGCTGATGTCTTAAACCAGAACTACATAATAGCTACTGTAATAGACGGAAGTAATTTTACTATAGAAGCCGTAGACACTTCTGGTGCAACTGTACTTGCTAATGCGTCCGATACCGGTAATGGCGGGGCATCCGCTGTAGCTTCCTATGAAATAACCCCCGGAGCAGAGTATGCTGTGCCCTTTACAGGTTGGGGTTCCGGTACATGGGGTGCCAGCACTTGGGGTTCTGGCGGGGCTACCACGGCCACTATACGCCTCTGGAGCCAATCTAACTTTGGGGAAGACCTGATTCTGGCTGACCGGGGCGGTAACATTTACCTCTGGGACGGAGGCATTGGCGCAACCACAAACAACAGGGCTGTTATCTTATCTGACGTTGTAGGGGCAGATGCAAGCACTCCTACAGTAGTAAATTACACTGCCGTGTCTGATATATTCCGGTTTGTCTTCTGTTTTGGGTGTAACGATTATGGTAGCAGTACCCTAGACCCAATGCTCATACGGTGGTCTGACCAAGAAGACGCGCTTACTTGGGCACCCTCAGCTACTAACCAAGCCGGTAGTTTACGTCT